TGCGTGGAAATCACGACAGGCACCTTGCGATTGCTTTGATGATGTACCTCAAGGCTATCTATGAAGAAGTCGAGGATGTAAGTATAGTAGTTGACCCCAAACTACGACAGTATGTATCTTGGGGCAACACGCTTATGGGCTTTACTCACGGTGATGGTGTTAAGGGTATGGACCTACCGTCGTTGATGGCTAAAGAAGAGTGGCAACAGTGGGGGTCTTGCGAGAACAAGATATGGTTCCACGGTCATCTGCATCATCAGTCTGTTATAGAAAAGGGTGGTGCTATGGTTGTGCAGTTGCCTTCGTTAGCAGGTGACGATAGATGGCACTACAGAAAGGGCTATGTCCTATCTAGACCCGGATTGTGCGCTCACATGATTGATGAGAAGTTAGGGCTGATTGGAAACCTGTTTGCCCCGGTGGTTGAAGATGAGTAGTTTTAACCTTGACTTCTCGATGGAAAGGTCACGCAACGATGTGTCCTACTTCTATCGTTGGTTAGGGTATACGTGGGGCGAACACATTGGAGAATGGATGGACATGTATGGAACGAGAGGTGACTCACAGGTACATAGGGTCTGTGTGATTGCACCAAGGGACCACAGTAAGTCAACTACTCTTAGGGTAAAACTACTACATAGCGCTCTGTTTGAGCGATGGCGCAACAAACCTTTTACTTGTTGGCTTTTTTCCGCAAGCAAAGACCTTGCTACAAGAAGACTAGAAGAGATAAGAGAGGATATGAAAAGACATCCGCAACTGTCTAAGTTTCTAAGCAACAAAAAAGGCAACAAGTTAGAGTTGCATTTTACTAACGGTGCGTGGATAAGGGCTACTAGCGTAGGTGCCGCGATTCGTGGCGAGCATCCTGCTTGTATCGCGTTTGACGATGTTATTGATGATAGCGGCGATGTTGACTGGACTGGCATGAGAAACTGGTTTAGAAAGAAAATTACACCTATGCTAAGTCCCGGTACTAGTATTTATTCTGTTGGTACCCCTATGAGCATGGTTGACCTGTATCATACTGAAATGCTAAACAATGACGCTTGGAAGTCAGGTATCTGGTCTAGTATACCCAATTGGGACGAGTGGAAGTCCGACCCCGTAAATGTCAAGCCGAAGGAGTTGTGGCCTGAGTTTAGACCTATAGACTTCTTGTTAGAGCAAAAAGATGCTATGGGTGAGTTGTCATTTGTGCAGGAGTACTTGTGCAAGGTCATTGACGACGAGGCTTCTGTATTTCCCAGAAGTATCACGCGCAAGAATCTTGATATGGATAGTATTATGACAAAAGAAAAGATTGACAACTGTAAATATGCAGTGGGGTTTGACCCGTCACAGGGGCTAGGGCAGGATTACTCGGTCATGGTGTGTCTCAAGCAAGACTCTGATGGGTTCATACATCTTGTAGACATATGGCGTAGGAACGACTTCCCACCCGCACGACAGGCAGATATGATAATTGAGTGGAGCAAGAGGTATGGCACACCTGCGTTTGCTGTCGAGTCTGTAGGGTTTCAACAGATGTACGAAAGTTTGTTGGCGCAGAAGGGTGCGGTGATAGATTACAAGGCAAGTAAAGTTAGTAACAGGACTTTGAAGCAAGGCTTAATGAATCGAATGAGAGTGTGGTTTGAGCGTGAGTTAGTGTGCTTTCCCTATGGTGATGATGCAACAAGACAACAAGTTAATATACTATTGGAAGAGTTAGAGAGTCATGCGTGGAGGGATGGATTGATTGTTGACTTAGGTAGACACAATGACTGTGCTATGGCTATGGCACACGCGCTAGACCAGTTTACATATAAGACTCCCGAAATGCCAGTAGTCATGGGAACAATGAAGAAGAGTGAGTGGACAGGGGGAGTAAGTAGCGGTATACAGCGTCGAGACACAGGCGGTCTTGGCGGGAGAGTGATTAGGAGAGGATGAAGTGGCAAGAAGACCAGAAAAAGAAGTAAGCAGAGTGACAGGCAAGCGGTTTAACAAGCAGGACCCCAAGGGTCGTCGGCATGGACCACAGAAAAGACGCAAGGTGTATGCCTTGGCAATAGAAAAGGTTCTGTGCAGTCATTGGGCCAAAGAGCCGCTGACAAGCGTTGAGATAGCAGAGTTAGCAAACAAGGACATCAGTAACCACTGGACCAAGTTAAATGGCTTCTCGGTGGGTGCTATTATGCGTAAGTATGAAAAAGAAGGCTTGGTAAGTAGCGAGCGCGTGTACAATAAGGGCGTAGGTCAGAAGGTCTGGATTCGTGATTGGGATTACCCATTGGAAAGTAATTATGAGTACCACGGCGGTAATTGGAAGGGCAATCCGCGAGTATGGGTCAAAGATAAAACCGGCAAGTGGAAAGGCATAACGGCCACAGATAAAAATTTGAAAAAAATTTCTAAAATCGAGAGAGGGGGTTAGCGGTGATGGCCCACGCATAGACCGTATTTTTGGCTGATAGGTACCAAAAACCAGTTTACTTTTTACACCGCCCGTATTTACCCCTCTAAGCGTTGCAGAATCAACGCTTTTTTTCCGGGGCTACCCGTGGGGGTTCAGGCAGAATCACCTCCCTCAGTAGCCTCCTTTCGGCGTGCCTCTTCGATTTCTTGGTCATGTTGGAAGAGCCTCATGTCCTCCGTAAAGTCCTCGATGTCATCCATTCGATACGATTCGATTCTGCCGGATATGCGGCAATTCTCGGTGCCGAATCTGGACTCTTCCGACTCCATCCTGTTATGCATCCAGTAGTAAGCAACCGTTCGGTCTGTGAACAGTTCAACGATTGAATAGACCGCATCCTCATCATATCCAATTGTGCGGAATACCGCAATCATAGCGGCATAAATCCGGGTCATCTAGTACTCACCTCCGCATCCGGGGCAGAACCCAATGCAGGAGTCCTCGCATCGGGTGGCGTTATCTGGTGTTGCCTCAAGGTTCGCTGTTTCGCTTGCCATGATGTTCCGAAAGTAGGGTATGCCTATAATGATTTCCGCTCAGGAATTCCGCAAGACTATATACTAGGTCTCTTCCCATGCGAGGGGCCGGACCCCCGCCAAGGGGTGTTTTTTCCGATTTTTTGCATTTTTCCAAGGCTCGCGGGCGCGAAAGTATTATAGGCTGACAACCCGTCGCGGCCCTAGGTCGGCGGCCCCTATCAGGCTCGCAATGTTTATGTACCGACCGCCCTTCTCATCATGGGCCAAATCGCCGGGGAGCGGCGGCCCACAATGACTATATACTGACCGCCCATCTCATCATGGGCGCGGGTTTTTACCATTTTACCCTATCCCCCCTAAAAAGAGAGAGAGAAGAGAGAGAGAGAAAGACTATATACTACCGTCTAGGTGGCACCACCGGGGGCCGGCGACCCCCGATGGCTTACGTCTAACTCAGAGAGACCTAGATCTAGTCCCAGAGAACAGTGTTGCCGTTAGCGTCCTTGTAGCCACAGTACTTGCCGTCATCGCCTTTGACTCTGTGGTCCTCGTATTGCATCCTGAACTGAACCTTCGGGAGTTTCCTGTATCCGTTCCACACTATGACCTCGTATCGAATGTCAGTCATCCACTCCTTGTCCATTTCCTCTCCCAACACATGCTGCTGTAGGGTCCTTAGAACGAAGAACATCTGCTTGCGGTTCAGGTTTAGTTCGAACTCAGCGCCCCAAATTGCGAAGGACTCAGCCGGAAGGCACACTGTGACCTTTGGGTGTTCTGCGGTCATCATGGCGGCCTTGAAGTCATCAACCGTGTCGAAGGTAAATCGGAACTCCGAATCCGTCTTGTTGGCTAGACTTAGCAGGGCATCGACCTTGACAGCCTGTATGTTTCTCTCAATGTTGTCGGTATCTCCGCCGACTCCGGTGTTGTTGGTATCACTCAACATGTAGCCCCCCCTCTGCTGATTCACATATAAAGGACAGGAATGATACAATGATGCATCACAGGAGCATAAAGTCGCAACCATTAAGTACTGACAGCCCATCTAGTATGGGTCGCGGACGAGGCGAAGCCGAGCGAGAATAGCACTTGGGAAAGACTATATACTGTCTGTGCGATGGATAAACGGGTGCGGTGCGGTGCTGTAGCATAGCCCCCCTTTTTAGAGAGAGAGAGAAGAGAGAGAGAGAAAAAGATTATATACTAGGTGTGCCTCACCGGGGGCTGGCATGACACCCCCGGCGGGTTGCGAATCGGTGTAGAAAGTACACTAAGTGTGCTAATTCTTGGAAAAGCAGTTGACGTATCCGGCATTGACACAGTGCTTGTCCATTTCTGGAAGTAGGGCCTCAAATCGGTTGTCAAGGTCTTCGATGGTACCGGAACAGTTAATCCGGGCTGCGTCGTGTTCTCTGGTTAGGACTTCAATCGCCTCACATGCGATTCTTACAAGGTCATCAATGACCCACTGCGGTTGGTTCGCCATGACCCTCCTACGGGTACCTAGTACTTAAGGTTTGGGTTGCTTTATAAGGGGTCACAATGATTATATACTGTCTGCCATATGGATACACGGGGCCGGATACGAGCGCCGCGCGCGCCGAAAGGCCCTTTTAGAGAGAGAGAGTATATAGTCTTTTCGGTAACTTTATATAGGGGTTTTTTATGGGTATATAAGGTTTTCGCAAGGTTTATAGCCTTTTTTTAAGCATATATAAGGTTTTCGATAAGTTTATATACCCCCTTTTTTTTAGGTTATAAGTCTTTCGATAAGGTTATATACTATGTTTTCAAGGCTAGGGGGCTTATATACTTTTCGGGTACATGTGCGGGCAAAGTATATATACTAGGTTTTGCATCGGGTGTGCGGGGCGGACGGGGCTAAGGATAATCAGACGCTTGCGAGGAAAGATTATATAGTAGATTGTTGATAGAGAAACGGGCCGGACGTTGTGACGGT